TTTGATACAGTACAATTAAAACATTCATTAGACGTAGGCAAACTAGGTCTTGCCGCTTCTGTCGATCACACAATCGATGGTGGTGACAACATCTATGCTGTTGAAGGAACTGTTGGTCTAGGTGCAGAAGCAACATTAACAACTGTTGCAACACACGACAACTCTTTAACAGACAAAGTTGCTTATGAATCAATCATCTCTACAAACGGATATTCATTATTCGTAAACGGTGATGAGGGTGATTGGTCACAGAACGCAGGTGCAGGTTACAAATCTTCATACAAATCAGTTGACTGGTATGTAGAAGCAGGATACAATATGGATTCTGAAGAAGTAACACCAGCTGCTGGAGTATCTGTTAATTTCTAATTTTTTTGAAGAAATGGGGCTTCGGCCCCATTTTATAGTTGACAAAGTTGACTATATATGATATAATACTATTATTATATGATGCAATACGTGGATAACAACAATAATACAATAAACATACGGAGAATACAATAAATGTCATTTGAAGCATTAAAAAGAAGTCGAGGTAATTTCGACAAACTAACGAAAGAGTTAGAATCTCTTAATAAAACAACTACCACACAATCATCAGGAAAAGACGAAAGATTCTGGAGACCAGAACTTGATAAATCAGGTAACGGTTATGCAGTTATTCGTTTTCTACCTGCAGTCGAAGGTGAAGAATTACCTTGGGCAAGAGTATGGTCACACGCATTTCAAGGACCAGGTGGTTGGTATATTGAGAACTCTCTCACAACAATGAACAAGAAAGATCCTGTATCTGAAGAAAATAGTAAACTATGGAACTCAGGTGTAGAATCTGATAAAGAAATTGCACGTAAGAGAAAAAGAAAACTAACTTACTACACAAATGTTCTTGTGGTTTCTGATCCTAAGAATCCAGAGAACGAAGGTCAAGTAAAATTATTCAAGTTCGGTAAAAAGATATTTGATAAGATTACTGAGGCAATGCAACCACAATTTGAAGATGAGAAACCTTTAAACCCATTTGACTTTTGGGAAGGTGCAAACTTCAAATTAAAAATCAGAAAAGTAGATGGTTATTGGAACTATGACAAATCAGAGTTTGATTCACCATCACCACTTGCTGATAATGATGATGATATACAGAGCACTTGGAAAAAACAATATGCTCTATCTGAGTTTTCAGATCCTACAAACTTCAAATCATATGATGACCTCAAAGTGAGATTTGAAAAAGTTGTGTACGGAACTGGAACTACTACAACTGCTGATAAAATTGATACTCCCACCTTTGATGATGCGGAATTGGCACCAGTAGTAGAAACAAAAAGTGAAACAAAACCGTCAGTCGCTCCTGTCGAATCAAATGATAGTGATGGAGACGATGACACAATGGATTACTTCTCAAAATTAGTAGAAGAAGACTAATCCTAATTCTCTCCTGTTTCACTAGGGTTTGTGTCCTAATTCACACGCTGGCGCCCACGGTTAGGCGCCATTTTCGGTTTGTTAGTTAATCGGTTATAACACTGGCCTGTCACGCCGGAGTGAGGAGTTCGATTCTCCTACAGACCGCCATATAAATATGAAATCAAAAACAATATGGATTTATTCTATTACAAGAAAACAAAGTAAAAGAATTAAAAAAGAAGATTTATATGAGTATATCCAACAAGGTTGGATGGTGGGTCGTAGAATGAAATTCTGATTCACTTTCATCACATAAATAGTTTTATGGATTTATTCTTTCAAATACTTACACAATTTGGTTTACCTGTTGCGGCCGCAGTCACAATGGGTGTATTCATTTATATCATTCTCAAATATATTCTGGCAGGTGTTGTTGGTCAAGTTGGTGCAATCACAGGCATTATTTCACAATTAGATAATCGTATTAAAACAATGAACCACGATATGATCAAATTAGATTTATTAATTTCTCATGCATTACACCTTAAACCTGATATGGATAGATTGTCAAGGGCAGACGGAAAAGAAGACGCCAGAAAAGACTAATGGATATTTTAGAAATACTCAATCAATACGGTTTTGCCACGTTGGCAGCTATTGCCATGGGGTATTTTATCTTCTTTATCTATACCTATGTCACCGAACAAATCATTGAAAAACTAGATAACACCATGAAAGTGTTAATTGCTCTTATCGATAGAGTAAGAATGTTGGATAATGATATAATAAGACTGAGATCCAAACTCAATACCGTCTTAGAACTCCGAGAAAACGAAGAAAAAGAAAAATCAGACTTATAAATAGTAGTGATATGAGGTCACTATTACTAATTTTAAGTGCGTTTGCAGCCGTAGCTATCATTACTGATACACGTGCTGGTGAGTTAACACACGATTTTAACAATCCGAGTTTTTCAGGACAAGGGTATTCTTCCCATGTTCTGGCACTAGAACAATTACAATATACCAGAAAAGAACAAATACAGGATGATATTGATGCAGCTGAACGTGATGCTAAACGAGAAGAAGAAAATGAAACAATCAATCGTTTTCTGGCAAACTTAGAATCACGTATCTATGCTAATCTATCTAAACAATTGGTAGATAATATGTTTTCTGAAGACGGTGCCACAAGTGGTACGGCAGAAATTGAAGGTGCTGAAATCTATTGGGAAAAAGACACAGACTTAGGTACCATAACAATTAGAGTAACGGAAGAAGATGGTACGGTCACAACAGTCACAGTACCAGTAGGAGATTTTGGATTTTAATGATTCGATGGTTATTAGTATTTGCATTGTTGACAGGTTGTGTAACTAATCCACAAACCTATCAATACGAGGAACCTAAACTATCAGAAGCAATGATAGAATTAAATAGTGTTCCAAAATTAGATGGACCTCCTATATCAATCGCAGTCTATTCTTTTTTAGATAAGACTGGACAGAGAAAACCAAGTGACAAGTTTAGTCAGTTGAGTTCTGCTGTCACACAAGGTGCTGAAGTGTGGGTAATACAGGCACTACAACAAGTGGGTGACTGTACATGGTTTCAGGTTGTTGAGAGAAGTGGACTTGACAATCTTATAAAAGAACGACAATTAATTCGTTCAACACGAGAACAGTATGAAGAAGGCGACAAACAATTAAAACCACTATTGTTTGCCGGTCTGATACTTGAAGGTGGTATTATTGGTTATGATTCAAATATAGTGAGTGGTGGTGCAGGTGCAAGATATTTGGGTATTGGTGCAACACAACAATACCGAGTAGATAATGTTACAATATCAATGAGAATAGTGAGTGTTTCTACTGGTGAAGTTCTACTCACAGTAGCCGTAGAAAAGACAATAGCATCTCATGCTACGAGTGCTGATATCTTTAAATTTGTAGATATGGGTACAAAGGCAGTTGAGGTCGAAACAGGCATTGCAACAAACGAGCCTGTAAATTATGCAGTACGAGCCGCAATCGAACAAGGTGTCGTAGAATTGATTAAACAAGGAGTAGATAAGGAAGTTTGGAAATATAAGGAGTAATATATGTTCAATAGACTGTTTTATATGATGACGATCATATTATGCAGTTCTGTTTTTGCAAATGACATTTATATAGAACAGGTTGGTGACAGCCTTGATTTAGATATTACACAAGATGGTCAGAACAACGAAATCGGTGATTCAACAACCGATATGACATTAAACGGCGATAACATGACTTTCGCCATAACACAAACTGGTAATACAAATACCATTGATGCAATCATTAAAGGTGCTACATACACAGGTACTTGGTCGTTTACAGGTGATTCAAATACTGTGGACTTATTATGTAGTTCAACATCAGCAGGTAATTGTGATACTGTCACACTAAACATTACAACTGTTGGTGATTCAAACGTGTTTGATTTTGACGTTGGTGAAGTTGCCGATGCATCAAGTTCAAGTATTGTCTTTACACTAACAGGTGATAACAATGTCACTAATGTAGATGTGGATGGCCAGAGTGCTTCTGTTACTGTAACAGTGGACAACTCATCATCACTTTCAACTAATTCAGCAAACTCAGATGAGGGTGTTGCAATGACATTTGATGTTGACGGAGACGGTGATGTAAACGGTCACACA